TTGTTACTGGTAGTGGTGCATCTTTCTCTGTCATCGTACCTCCACCTGGCGGTCACGGTGCTGACATATACAGAGAACTAGGTGCGAACAAAGTTCTTGTGTATTCAAGAATAGAAAACAGTGATATTACTAACCCAGATTTTCCAACAGGAAACCAGTTTGCTCGAATTGGAATTATTGAAAATCCACAGCAATTTGGCAGCACTAATTTACTTACTGCTTCTTCTGCTTCAGGTGTGTATGGTTTGAGACTTGCTGGTGCTGCTACCACGAGTATGTCTGTGCAAGTTGATGGTGATATAACTCAAACTGTGGGTGTTGGGTCTACTGCTATTGGTAAAATAATAGGATATGATCCTGTAACTAAATCATTGCAATATTGGCAAGACAGATCCGTTGCTACAAATGATTCCTCAGGAAATAAACCCACTTACGGATACAAACTAAATAGATTTACTGCGACACCTGCGACTGGTGGTTCTACTAATATAATAGTTCAGACCACTGGAGGAACAGAAACTTTATCTATAGATACTGGTTTTACAGGAGTCTCAACCACAGTGAACTCAAGAACATATTATTTTGGTCAGACATACAATAGTGGACTTGCTAACCCAGAAATTAAAAAATATTCTGGTAATATGATCTACATTGATCAGAGACCAGAAGTGACAAGAGCAACTAACCAACGTGAAGATATCAAAATTATCTTAGAATTCTAATAAGATGCCTCAGAACACCAACCTAAACGTCAGTCCATATTTTGATGACTTTGACTCGTCGAAGAATTTCAATCGAGTCTTATTCAAACCTGGCAGTCCAATACAGGCAAGAGAACTAAGCACTCTTCAATCTATTCTGTCAGGTCAGATAGAGAAGTTTGGAAAACACTTCTTCAAAGAAGGGTCAGTGGTGATTCCTGGTTATTTCAAGTATGATGGTCAATATACATCTGTCAAATTAGAGTCTACATTTTTTGGTGTTCCTGTAGAATTGTACTATGACAAGTTAGTTGGTCTTAGAATACAAGGTAAATCATCTGGTATTGTTGCACAGGTTGTAAAAGTATTATCTTCTGCGTCATCAGAGACTAATCACACTACACTTTATATCAAGTATGAGAAGACATCAGATGATTATCTATCACAAACTTTTTTAGATGGTGAAACACTTACAACATTAGCAGACTTTACTTATGGTACTACAACCATTTCAAATGGATCAGATTTTGCCACTACCATAAATTCAAACTCAACACATGTTGGATCTTCATTTTCAATAACACGAGGTGTGTGGTTTATTCGTGGAACTTTTGTAGAGGTAAATCCAGAGACTATAATACTCAATCAATATGAACCATATGCAACCTTTAGAGTAGGATTAAATGTTAAGGAGGAGATTGTCACTGCTGTTGATGATAATAGTTTATATGATAATGCTGATGGATTCTCCAATTTCACTGCTCCTGGTGCTGATAGGTTCAAGATTAGTGTTTCTCTCCTTAAAAAAGGTATAGATGATTTTCAAGATGAGAACTTTATAGAACTACAACGTATAGAAGAGGGTATAACTAAGAAGATAGTTGATAATACAATATACAGTGAGATAGCAAAAGAATTTGCAAGAAGAACATTTGATGAGAGTGGTAATTATTATGTCGATAAGTTTGATTTAGAAGCAAAGGAATGTTTGAATAATAGAGTCGATACATTTGGTTCGTTTTTTCCAGAGGGACTTACAAATCAAGGTAATACACCGACAAAAGATTTACTGAATATAAGAATAGGACCTGGTAAAGCGTACGTACAAGGATATGAGGTAGTCACTCAAGGGTCAAGTCTTCTTGATGTAGAAAAACCTAGAACGACTAGACTTGTAGAGTCAACTGCTGTGCCATTTGAGGCAGGTAACAAACTAAGAGTCAACAATGTACTCAACGCTGCACAAATCAAGTTGTCTGCTGCTACATCTGACTATGTTTCTTTACAGAAGGAAAGATTAGGATCAACTAAATCATCAGCAGGGACAGAAATAGGAAGAGCTAGAGTATATGATTACAAATTACAAAATGCTGGATACACTGGTGATGTAAGTGTTTTTGATTTATTCTTATTTGATATACAAACAGATACATCACTTACAATTAATCAAGCACATACAATAGCGTTACCTGCTGTTATTGAAGGATCAAGTTCTGGTGCTAGAGGTTTTCTAAAGTCTGCTGTTTCAAACTCTACAACTGTAGTGTTGAATCAAGTAGCAGGTAAGTTTTTGAAAGATGAGCAAATAATAATCAACGGTGAGAAAGATGGTAGAATTATCACAGACATAACTGAGTTTGATCTTAGTGATATAAAATCAGTTAGATCTACTGCAGCATCTAGAACCTTCGCTGCTGATGTTGTATTAGAAACCAAGAAAGATCTCACAGGTAGATCGTTCAGTATCACAAGTGGTGGTGTTGTGACCAGTGGTACACCTGGTTGGGTAAAGAACTTCAAGATAGGAGATGTTATTGCATATAAACGTGGTGGAGTAACTGACATCACATTCAACGTGGTGAGTGCAGTAAGTCCTACAAATAATAATGTGACTGTTGTAGCAGCACCAAATACAATATCTGGCATATGTCATAAGGCGTTACCTAGTTCTACCACAACTGTTAGCGACCTTAAGATTGTAGCAGGTAAACTAAGAGGGTCTAAGAGTGGATTTTTATATGCTGAATTACCAAATAAAACAATAGAATCCGTAGATCTAACTGACTCTCTCTTACAAATCAGAATTGAGAATACAGGTCAAAGTACAGACGGTAGTGGTCAAATGACTTTACCATCATTGACTGGTACAGATTTAGTATACGCACCTTTTGATGAAGAAAGATATACAGTTATATACACTGACGGATCTATTCAAGCACTGACAAGTGATCAGGTTGTATTGACTGGTGGTGGTAAGGGAGTGACTATATCAGGACTCACAGCAAGTCAGAGTGGTAATGTTGTGGTTCATAGCACACAACAAAAGTCAAAAGTAAAATCAAAAGTAAAAAGTCTAACAAGAAGTGCTAGTCTAGTTGTTTCAGGATCAACAAAAACAAACTCAGGTGTCAGCACCGCTATTGGTGATGGACTTACATCTGGTTCTGTGTTTGGTAAACGTGTACAAGATAGAGAGATATCATTAGATGTGCCAGATGTGGTTTCAGTGGCTGCTGTATTTGAATCATCAAGCACAGGGGATCCCATTGTACCTCAACTAACATTAGGATCATATAATGGACCTAGTGGTAATAATAATGATGTAATATTAGGTGAGATAGGTATTGGAGTCAGTTCAGGTGCTGCTGCCATGGTTCTTGGTAGAAGTGGTACAACAAAAGTGGATGTTATATTCAAGAATAGTAAAGCATTCAAGGATGATGAGGAAGTAACATTCCAAGAGAGTGGTGTTCGTGCAATACTATCAGATGTGAGATCTGGTGACCCAAATATAAGAGGAAATTATAAACTTGATAATGGGCAAAGATCAGAATTCTATGATTTTGGTAGACTTGTGCGTAAACAAGGATTCCCAGAACCACAAGGTAGATTGAAAATATATTTTGATCACTATGTCATAAATTCCGAAGACTCTGGTGACGTTCTAACAGTCAATAGTTATGATTCTACTGAGTATGATAATGTTCCTAGTTTTGACAATATAAGAAACACTGATGTTATAGATCTAAGACCAAGAGTTGCACCATACTCAGGAAGTAGATCACCATTTGAGTTTGATTCAAGAGACTTTTCTGGTTCAGGTCAATCTGCAAGAGTTCTCGTATCAGATGAAAACCTTACGTTTGATTACAATCACTACCTACCAAGGATAGATAGATTGTATATCGGTAGGGATAAAAAGTTTGCTATCAAGCAGGGAGTACCTGATGTCAACCCAGTTGAACCTGAAAGAATACCAAACTCATTTGAACTTGCTAAGATAGAGTATCAACCATATGTCTTTGACGCAAAACGTGAAGTACTAATTACTTTCCGTGCAAATCAGAGATATACCATGAAAGATATTGGTGCTCTTGAAAATAGAATTGAAAATTTAGAAGAGACAACTTCACTTTCATTACTCGAATCTAAAACTGAAAGTTTGGTCATTACAGATCCGACCACAGGTATGGATAGATTTAAAAATGGATTTGTTGTTGATCCATTCAATAATTTCGATGTCGCTGATAAAACAGTACCATTTATTAAGTACGATCTTGATGAAGGAAAGCTCATCTCACGTAAATACACAGATTCTATTGATCTGCTTGCTGGTTCTAATAGTATTGTGGGTACGAACGGTACTCCAGATTTATCTCTTGACCCAAGGTACGTAGAAGATTTTGGTAATCCAAATATAAGAAAAACTGGTGATCTTATAACACTAGACTATGAAGAAGTTGTAGAGAGAACACAACCATTTGCTACAAGAGTAGAGAACGTAAACCCATACATGATGAGAAGTTGGGCGGGTAATCTTACATTGAATCCTGATTCCGATATATTCATAACAAGTGAAGCACAACAGTTAGGGGAGTTCCTTTCTACCTCTGATGGTACAGATCTCATCGTTACTGAGAGAAATATACCAGAAATGAGAGAGCAAAACATTGAGTTTATAGGCACTCGTTTGAAACCTGGCACGAACCATTACAGTTCATGGGCTGGTGTGGACATGATAGAGAATCGTGATGCTATTATACCAAAACTATTAGAAGTAACTCCTGTAAGTGGTGCATTTCAAATAGGTGAGACTGTAAGTGGATTGATTTCAATTAATTCAGGTGGCACAGATATAGTGGCGTTGAGATTTAGACTTGCAACACCAAATCATAAAGACGGTCCTTTCAATCAACCAACAATAGTATTCAACAATAATCCATACGAAGCAAACGTTGGATTGTCATCTTCATATTCTGAGACCACAACTGTACTAAACATTGATACAAAATCTTTAGCACAATTATCTGACCCTAACTTCTACGGTTTTGCTCAAGTTGGTATGAGACTTATAGGTGAGACAAGTGGTGCAGAGGCAACAATATCTCAACTAAGATTGATAACTGATGATGTGGGTGCAGTAGTCGGTTGTTATCATATAGGTGCAGACCAATTTATAAACGGTACAAACACTGCGTTGATTTCTAGTTTGAGAGCAAGTGATCCAATAACACCTGGTGAAAACTTTAGTCGAGCTAGTGCAGATCACTTCTCAGAAGGCACATTAGTTACTGATAATACTCTTGTTAGAATTGAACCAGAGCCAGTTGTTCCTATAGTCAATTTTATAACAGAGATAACACAGAATATAACAAACGTCACTAATGTTACAAACGTTAGAAATGTTGTTATACAACAGGAAGAGGATGATGACCCTCTTGCACAGACATTCCAAGTTGATCAAACTAACGGTATCTTTATAACATCTGTTGACTTTTTCTTTGCAACAAAATCCGACACAATACCACTTCAATTGACTGTTGTAGATGTTGTCAATGGATATCCATCTAGAAATGTTAGAAAACATGGCACTGTAATTAAGAATCCAGATGAGGTAAATGTATCATCAGATGCCACTGTGCCAACAACATTTACATTCCAATCACCAATTTACTTACCTCAAGGTGAGTATGCTTTTGTTGTTGCAACTGCAACATCTGATTATAATCAGTGGATATCGCAGATTGGTGAGGCAGATGTAACAACATCTGGTCAATCAGAACTTGGTCAGGTTATAGTAACAAAACAACCCACACTTGGATCTCTATTCAAAGGACAGACAGCTGGAACATGGACACCATCTCAGTTAGAGGATATGAAGTATACCCTCAGACGAGCAAAATTTGTCACAGATCCTGGCACAATAAGATTCTATAACCCAGTTCTAAACATTAATGATATCAGAAATAGATTACCTGAGAATCCAATAGAAACATTCTCTAAGAGAGTGACTGTGGGTCTTACATCTTCTATTGCCACCAATGGTGCTGATGTAGGTTCTATCATAACACAAACATCAAACTCTACTGCTAGTGGTGTGGTTGCTGAAAAATTAGCACACCTCTCGCAAGCCGCAAATACAATATCAATCACTAACGCTGGTACAGGATATGAAGATGCGACATATAGCACAGTAAACTTCACAACACTTACAGGAAGTGGATCTGGTGCTGTGGGTGTTGTCACTGTATCTTCTGGTTCAATCACTGGAGCGACAGTGAAGGGTGACAACACTGGAACTGGGTATCAAGTGGGTGATACAATAACTGCTGCTCTGGGCACTAAAGGTCTTGGACAAGATCTCGTATTGACAGTGGGTGTGACCACAGCAACAAATGCTCTCGTATTGACAAATAACACAGGAACTTTTGATACTACAAACACTCTTATATCTGATGGAACTACATTACCAAATATCAAAGCAGCAACAGTTACAACAAATACAGATCAATTTGATGGTTTGCATTTCAAAGTAACACAGACAAATCATAATAATCACGCAGCAAACAATACAGTTACTATCGCTGATATATCAGGTGACTCAGTGCCAACTAAAACAACAGTGGCATACGGTATAAGTGCTACAAGTGTGGTATCTGTTGCAAGCAGCACGGGATTCAATTTCTTTGAGGGAGAGCAAGTGACAGCCAGCAATCCTGGTTTTGCTTTGATTGGTAATGAAGTCATTCAGTATACATCTGTTGGAACAAATCAACTTAGTGGCACCATTACTCGTGGAGTAGACAACAGTCTAGCTATGACTTATCCAATAGGCACCCCTGTGCAGAAATATGAGTTGTCAGGAATATCTCTTAGAAAGATAAACAAACAACATTCACTTGTAAATGTAACTTCTGGTATTGAAGATAAGGTCACTCTTGATTCATATCACGTCAAGATCACAGGATCTAAGTTCTTCTCTAAAGATAAGTTTGGTGGTGGTGTGAAAGGAAGGGCAACTAGAAATCTTCAGTTCGACTCTATTACTCCTACAATAGCACACTCTTTACCCTCTGGTACAAGCATCAATGCAAATGTAAGAACTACAACAGCGACCAGTGTGAGTGGTAGTGAGACATCTTTCCAAGACAAAGGATTTGAAAATATATCAATTGTGAACGAGACAAAATTCCCAGACACAAGAATGGTTGCATCATTTGATAATGAGCAAGCACAATTATCTGAGTTACCAGGTGGTAAATCATTTACTTTGCAAATGTCATTGAGCACCGACAATGAAGACTTATCCCCTGTGGTTGATGCTTTCAGAAGTTCTATATCCACTAGAAGTTCTAGAGTCAACTCTCCGATTAGCAACTATGCTACAAGTAGTAGGGCAAATAAACTAGATGATCCTCATGAAAACATATATCAGACAAAGGTTATCAAACTTGATACACCTGCGTCATCACTCAAGGTAATTTTTGCTGCAATGAGACCGTCATCAGCTGACATTAGAGTGCTGTATAGATTACAAAGAGTAGATGGTGATGAAATTGACAAGGTATTTGAATTGATGCCAGGTTTTGACAACCTAGATGCAGCAGGGTTTGTCATCAATGATAAGAATAACAGTGGTAGACCTGACACTAACATAGTTGCAAGTCTTGATAATCAATTCTTAGAGTATGAGTACACTGTAGACGATTTACCGTTGTTTACAGGTTTCCAAATAAAAGTTCTTATTGCATCAACAAATCAAGCACAACCTGCTGAATTACTTGACTTCCGTGCCATAGCCGTGGCATAATTGAGGTATGAAGTTCCGACTACCTAAAAGAAAATTATACGTTACTGCTCTACGTCTTCAACGCTGGCCAGTAAAATGGTGGGATGAAAAAGTAGAAGCAAAACGTAAAGAGAAGGAACTCAGACGTAAGAGAATCGAATCACTTTATCCTCAGAAAAAATGATCAATGCATGGTCACTTGCAGCAGAAGTATTAGAGGGAACTCTAGATGAAACATACCCAATCAAAAAAAATCAAAGTGGAGGATCACCCAAAACTGAAGAGGGATGTGAAGACGACAGCGATAGTAAATGTTGATGAGGTAGCGTACGAACGCTATATAAATGATAGGAACGCACGGTTAAAACAAAAGAATGAAATTGATGATCTAAGACATGAAATAGATGTCTTGAAAGACTTGATTATGAAACAAAATAAATAGAAATACTGAACTAGATTTATGGCGGTACCATCAGTCAATATACAAATTGATAAAGGCACAGACTTCTCTTCTACTTTTGATCTAAGTAAAAGAGATAATTCCCCATTGGATCTTACACTTTATGATTTTTCAGCAAAAATGAGGAAGCATGCTGAAGCACCTGGTCATGTTGCTTTTGCTGCTACATATGGTGGACAACCTTCAAAAGGTAATCTTACTATAAGTCTTACTGCTGCACAAACTGGTATCATAACTGCTGGCAGGTATGAGTATGATGTTTTGATTATAAACAGGAATAGTAATGTAAAGACAAAGGTTTTCCAAGGTCAAGCAT